TAAGATTAAACATTGTAAATATGCCTTTTAAAAATTCCCACTGCTTCATTTTACCTCGTTTGGTATTTAGTAATTCTGAAGAAGTTATATTTACAATTCCTGTTCCAACACTAATTTGTGCTGTTGCACCGCCTGTAGAAGTCGCTGATGTATTGTACTGGCTGACCGTACCAGATAACTTTTTAAATTGAGGTTCTAGCGTATCGTTAGCATTTAATACTTCTACAAAAGAACCTGCATAAGTTGACACTCCACTAGCAGAACTTAACATTACAAACGGCTGTAATTCTACTTCTCCATTCCCTGCCAAATTACCGCCACTATCTTTGTGTACCCACCGACAAAAAAA